AAATCAAAATCAACTTCTGGAAGATCAGCATGCATAGGAATGTTACCACCAGCTTCTAACTTAGCTATCTTAGCATAACTAAGTTTCATATATGATCCAAGTTCTTCTTTAATAAACTTTGTTGTTATTGGCATATATTCACATATTGATGTCCAACTATGACTTCTTATGTTTCTAAACGATCCTAAGTACGATTGCTTGGTTTCATTTGTAAACACACCCTGAGTTAATATGTCAGTATAATTACCTGATCTACTTAATAAAGATATTGCACTCCAAGCTTTCTGGCCATCGACTTCAGTTCCAATTCCAATGGTACCACTTTCTTTCATTTTTTTGTTCTGTACTTGATCTCTTTCTTCATTAAACATACTTTCAACTAAAATTATTTCATTCAGTATCTCATCAACAGGTACTTTAAAAAATTGAGATAGATCTACCCAACTTGCTTCTGTTGCAAATTTAACATAAGACATTTACATTATCCTTTAACTTATTTGCAAATAAGTCTTTCCAGTATTGAGTGTTATCAAAAAATGCGGTTTTTCCATCTGAATATGCTTCACTTATTCCCTTCCATATTTTTTTATCTAGTTCGTAGTAGTATTCATACACACCTAACTGTTGTGCAGATTGCTTGTGAATATCTAAATGGTCAGCTTCATCATGCAAAAGTCTTTTAGTCATTTTTTTATAATATTCGTTTGATCCCTTACGGACATAGGCTTTAAATAACATGCATGCCCTTCTCTCAACAACATACACAAATGCAGGAAAGTGATCTACTGGAATATTGTCAACGTCTAGTTTTCCAATACCTTCAAACATAGCTTTCTCAATACTTATCGATGGGTCTGTAATAATGCTATCTAATGGAATACATTTACGTAAAGCTCCTCTTGCCATAGCACTGTGCTTTTTTTCGTCTCTCAGTTGTTTAAGCCATCTAGGATTATCATGGTTGTTAAAATGTTTTAACATGTATTGCCAGAGCCAGTACTCACTCATGTAAACATGATTCATATAGTAATCATCATTTGTCATTTTTTTATTACTCTTATTATCCATGCAGGCGGATCAAGTTCCCACCAACGTTCTTGATTATTCCATGCTTTACTATTTGCATGGTGGTTGTTATGCCAACCTTCTCCTAACGTAATTAAACTTGCAATCCAACTATTTCTACTTTCATCATCTACATTGTGATTTTTATATCCATGTATGTGTGCTATTACAATAATAGCACTTGTACTGTGTAATACTAATACTGTTGGGATAGCATAAGCAAATATTACAAGTAATGGATTTATCGCAAATAGGGTAACGGCGTATACTATATTAATTAAAAAATAATATTTGTGTGTAAGTTTGTAAAAACTTTGTTTACGTATATCTTTTATATATTTTGGATGAATGTGTTGTATGTTCCAAAAACCAAACCATGCTTTTACCCAACCTAATTTGTAAGGGCTGTGTACATCTTCATCAGTATCAGCATGGCCATGATGTTGTCTATGTATCGCAGTCCATGCAATCGGACTACCTATCATTGTAATACAACCAATCAATCCTAAAGTATATTCTAGCCATTTATATGTTTCAAAACTTCTATGACTAATAAGTCTATGATATCCTACGTTAATACCCATCACACCTATGAACCAATAGATGAATAAGCTGTACAAAAGATATATAGCTGAAACCTCATAAAAGAAGATCAAACTTAATCCCACTAATAGTAAAATGTGATTAAGTATTTGTGTCGCGCGCACTAATGTATTGTGATTCATTAACTTAACAACTCTGATAATTCTTCATATGAAACTCCACTTTTCGCTTCCCAATTGCATACAACCCGCTTAGCATTGTCAGCGTGGTCTTCTAATGCTACAGGTCTATGAAAATGATTCATATGAAATACAGTTGGATATTGAAGTTGAACAGTTTCTTCAGGTTTATCCCAATTAGATTCTTTTAGTTTAAAATTTGCGCCTTTGACATTTCTATCAACAATAGTTTCTTCTGGTGGTAGATAAAATGATGTAGCAGCATATTTAGAATAAACAATAGGCCAAAATATTGAACCTGTTGTATTTTCAATATTGTGAGAATGAGGCTTGGTAGTATAGAAGTTTGGATTGGAATATTCCATCACTAGCATAAAGTTAGACATTTTATACTTTTCTCTAAACTCAGCAATAAGAGGAAATTCCTGATCTACAATATGATGATTGTCATCTGTTACAGTAAACTGACTTTTTGAGGCTCTAAATCCTTCCCAGTCTTTTATAAAATAATACATTTCTTTTATTGTATCAAATACTTCAATTGCATCTTTATTATTTTCTAGGGATTTGACAAATCTACTCATTATCTTACTCCTTATTTGTAATATATATATTTATAATTTGTAGACATATTATATAAAATAGGTTATGATAGTTTATGGTAAGAATTGGTATAAATGGATTTGGTAGGATAGGTCGATGCGTTGCTCGTCACATCTTAGATGAACGAAACGATTTAGAAATTGTTAAGATAAATGCTTCAGGTGATTATGATTCCAATAGTCATCTTTTACATTATGATAGTATACATGGAAGATGGAGAGGTAAGCTTAGTGATAAAGTAAAGTGGAGTCATACAAGAGATATAAAGAAGTGTGACTGGAGTGGAGTAGATATAGTATTGGAGTGCACAGGAGCGTTCAATGATGGTGAGCTCGCAAAGGCACATATTAGCAATGGTGCAAGCAAAGTTCTAATCAGCGCTCCTGCAAAAAATGTAGATAGAACTGTAGTGTATGGAGTTAACCATACAGAAGTGTTACCTAGTGAAAATATCATTAGTAATGCCAGTTGTACTACAAATTGTCTTGCGCCTATGGCCTTAGTATTGCATAAAGAGTTTGGAATAAAAAGAGGTGTAATGACAACTGTGCATTCATACACTGGAGATCAAAGTACAGTTGATCGTAGACACAAAGATCCCTATCGAGCAAGAACAGCAGGTATGAGTATGATACCTACCAGCACTGGTGCTACAAAAAACATAGGAAAGATAATACCTGAACTGCAAGGTAAACTAACAGGCAGTGCTATCAGAGTTCCAACAGCTAATGTGAGCTGTGTAGATTTTACTTTCCAATCAGAAACTGAATTAACTGAAAGAGAAGTTAATCTAGCCTTTGCCAAATATTCTCATCATTATATGAACGGTGTCTTAGGATATGAGACTCAGCCATTAGTAAGTATTGATTATAATCACACTTCTGAGAGTTGTATTATTGCTTCAGATCAAACACAAGTAATTGATAAACATATGGGTCGTGTGTTAGGATGGTATGACAATGAATGGGCATTTAGTTGTCGAATGGCTGATACAGCATCATACATAGGTTATTTGTAATAAAAGTAAATTAACTGTTGACTTTATGTTTAGAATATCCGATAAGGGTGTTAGGAAATGAAGGAGATTATGATGATTATAGTTAGAGATATTCAAGATGCAATGACAATGAAAAAGAAATTGTCTAGTCTAGCTCGCAGAGCTCATAAGTACGGCAAGACTCGCACTTCGATTGTTATCGAGTTGTTTGAGCTTTGTGAAGAACTGGAAAAAAACATTGAGCGTGAAGAGCGTGAAATGAATGACTACATGGACATGGAATATTGCGCTAATAGATTGGAAAGGACGTAATGAAATATGTAATTGATATTGACGGAACCATTTGTGAAGAAGTACTTCTTGAAAATGGTAAAAAGGATTATGCAAACCATATACCTATTATGAAACGAATCCGTAAAGTTAATAGATTGTATACATTAGGACACACAATCAAGTATATGACTGCGAGAGGATGTGTTAGTGGTGTTGACTATTACGATCTTACTAAAGAACAATTGTGGGCATGGGGATGTAAGTATCATGAACTCAGCGTTGGTCAAAAAGAAAACTATGACATTTGGATTGATGATAAAGCATTTTGGTCCGAAGACTTTTTTAGAGATACAGGAGGTTATTAATGAGTAAATATTTTCCATATATTTTTTGGAGTATGCTAGCTGTTGCTTTGGTACTATCTTTTATAGTAGCAGATGAAATAGAAAATAGACTTACTAGCATAGAGAATAACTTAGATAAAATTGAAGCTGCATTAGAAGCCATGCCAAATGAGTAAGTTCATTGCAGCAATGGATCACTCTGGAGGTTCTACCGGAGGTGTTTTAGAAAGATATGGTGAAGAGTTTACAGAAGATGATAAGATGGATAAAGTTCATCAGATGAGACTTCGTATGGTAAACTCTCCCATGTTTGTATCTGATAACATCTGGGCAGCGATCTTGTACAAAGATACTGTCGATCGTGGTATGGTACCAATATTAAAACAAAAAGGAATTCAGTCTTATTTAAAAATTGATAGTGGTGTAGAGGAAAATGGCTATCTAAAATATTTTAGATGGAGCGACATGGTTAATTACGCTCAAGAACATAACTGCAATGGTACTAAGATGCGCAGTATTCTTAAAGACGTAAAAGATATGGATATGATATTAACTCAGCAATTAGCTATTGCAGAGGTGGTATCCGAGGCAGGACTTATGCCCATTGTTGAACCTGAGATCCCAATTAACCATCCAGAAAAAAAATATCTGGAGGAAGCATTACTTCATGAGTTGGGAGAAAAACTAGAAATATTTAAAGGACGATGTATTCTTAAACTTACACTACCAGAAGTTCCCAACTTATACAAACCATTGATGAGTCACGATCGTATTGAGAAAGTAGTCGGTCTTAGTGGAGGTTACACTACTAAGCAAGCATGTAGAAGATTAGTGGTGAACAATGGAATGACAGCAAGCTTTTCTAGAGCGTTAAGTGAAAGGCTCATGAAAGATATGGATGAAAAAACTTTCAATAATACTATTGGAGAGAACATTGTTATGATAAAGACTGCTTCTAATGGTTAGAATTATTGCTGGCCCTTGCCAACATGAAAGCATAGGAAGATCAGGTGAGATCGCTGAGCATTGTAAGCAAGTATGTGATAAGTATGGTGTTGATTATTACTTCAAGGCTAGCTTTGATAAGGCAAATAGAACATCTATGGATGGTGAAAGAGGATTAGGATTAATACCAACTCACCATGCTTTTATAGACCTTAAAAATGAACTATCAGGTCTTAAAATTCTTACTGATGTCCATACGGTTGATCAAATTAGAGCATTATGTTATGGATATTATAGTGCAGTAGATGTATTACAGATACCTGCTTTTCTCTGTAGACAAACAGACTTGATACTTGAAGCATGTAAAACAGATTGTATTGTTAATATTAAAAAAGGTCAGTTCTTAGCTCCATGGGATGTTAATGGTATACTAAGTAAAACAAAGAAAGCAAAAGAAGTCTGGATAACTGAAAGAGGTACTAGTTTTGGTTATAATAATCTTGTTGTCGATTTTAATGGTTTGCAGTACATGCTTGATAACTATAGCGTTCCGATTGTATTTGATGCAACACACTCCTGCCAGAAACCTGGAGGAAGCGGTGAAAGTTCAGGTGGCAATCGTGCTTGGGTCCCAGGGCTTACTCGTGCTGCTTCTGCTTTGGGCATATCTAACTTCTTCTTAGAAGTGCATTCTGATCCAGACAATGCCCCATCGGATGGACCCAACATGCTTAAACTAGAAGACTTTGATCAAGTCGTAGATAATATAATGGAATTCAATTATGCCCAACATTGAAATAACTACTCATCCTACAGGCCGCAGTCCTGAAAACAAATTCTACTTTGGTAACAAAACAAGACTGTTAGATCTGAGTAGACCAAAGTACAATAAGGTTGGAAAAGAAGCTGACTATTGGGAATTCTTTGAAGATCTAAATGATTATGATTACAAACATTATCTAAAGTTTTATTCATCTGGTAGATGTTTTAGTGTAATGACAAATGATGATAGACATGCTCAGTTTGTTCGTAATATGTTTCCTGTTGTTTCTGATCCTGATGATCCTAATGAACACTTATCTGATTGGAAGATAATTCATAATACTGAGATTGATTGCCCTCCTAGAATATTTGTTCATCTTGATCAAAAGATAATGTTGGTAGGAGGAACAACCTTTCTGGGTGAGATCAAAAAAGGTGTGTTTGGTATTATCAGTTTCGAGCTTCCTGATGAAAATATTCTTCCTATGCATTGCTCAGCTTTTACTTACAAAGATACAACTAATCTTATGTTTGGGTTATCTGGTACTGGCAAGACCACACTTAGTAGCGATCCAGAATATGGTTTGATATCGGATGATGAAGTGTTGTGGAATAAAAAAGGCATAGCAATGATTGAAACAGGTTGTTATGCTAAGAGCGAAGGGTTAACTCCAGAAACTCACTCTACTATATTCGAAGCAGTAGAACTTGCTAAACAAAGAGAGACGTTAGTTGTTGAGAATCCTGGTGCGGCTAATGCTCGTCTGAGCTATCCTTTAAATTGTGTTATGAATGCTCATGTCAGTCAACAACAGTTTTCTCATCCAAATAATATATTCTTTCTAACTATGGACGCTCAAGGTGTCTTTCCTCCATCATCCAAGATAAGTGGAGAGACTGTCCGTAAGTTTTTTGAGACTGGTTATACAAGTCAGATGCCAGGTACTGAAGCTGGCACTACTGAAATTAAAAAGATCTTTTCTCCTTGTTATGGATCCCCATTTATGCCAAGACATATAAATGTTTATAGTGATCTGTTAATGGAAAAGATTGAGAAGAATAACTGCAATGTATATTTAATTAATTCTGGCATGGATCCTAACGGTAATAGATTTCCATTAGACTTTACTAGAACTTGTGTGAAGTCGGCAATAGATTTAGATGCAGAAGATATTTCTGAAGAAATTCAAAATAAACTGTTGACCTTACTTTAAGAATATACTATACTAAGGGAATCAAAAGAAGGAATTATATTATGTCACATGAAGTTGAAATGGTTAATGGAGTAGCACAAATGGCTTATGCAGGCGAGAAGCCTTGGCATGGTCTTGGTGTAGAAGTATCTAATGATCTTACTCCCAATCAGATTATGAAAAAAGCTGGGCTTGATTGGTCAGTAGAAAAAGTACCTTTATACTTTACTAATCGTGGAGGTAAAGCTGTTAGTGTTAACAAGCAAGCCCTAGTACGCTCTACAGATCAAAAAGTACTAGATGTTATTGGTGATGATTGGAATCCTGTTCAAAACGAAAATGCCTTTGAGTTCTTCTCAGAGTATGTTCTTGCTGGCGATATGGAAATGAATACAGCAGGTTCACTCAAAGGTGGTAAGAATGTATTTGCTCTTGCTAAGGTAAAAGAGTCCTTCTCTATCCTTGGTGAAGATCAAGTGGATTCTTATTTGTTGTTCTCAAACCCACATGAGTATGGTAAGGCTATTGATGTTCGCTTTACTCCTGTTCGAGTTGTATGTAACAATACTTTGACATTCTCTTTGCAGGCTGCGTCTAAGAACTTTGTAAAGTTAAACCACCGTAGTAAGTTTGATGCTGATATGGTTAAGCAACAAATGGGTCTTGCATCTGAGAAGTTTGCAAAGTATAAAGAAATGGCTGAGTTCTTATCTACTAAGAAGTTCTCTGTAGAGTCTCTTATTAACTATTACAATGAAGTATTCCCACACACATACAGTAAAGGCAAAGAAGTCAAAGCTATTGAAGACTTAACTAAGAATGCCAAAGCTGCTATGGATGTTCTCTATACTCAGCCTGGTGCAAACTTTGGTGAAGGAACTTGGTGGCAAGCACTTAACTCCGTAACATATATGACTGATCATACGATGGGTCGTAATGCTGAGACACGTTTACAATCTGCATGGTTTGGTCAGAACCAAGCACGTAAAGTCAAGGCAGTAAATAAGGCTGTGGAGTATGCAACAGCGGCCTGATGGATATGAAGATGTTATAGTCTACAGCGACACCGATCGTGTCAGCTGTAGCGGAGAAAACTTTGACCACCCCTTAGTATATTACACAATACCAAAGGGTGGTGAAGTAAAGTGTGGATATTGCGATATTAGATTCAGGATGAGAGATAATGAAGGATAGTGATCAACCAAACGATGAAAGATATTATGCATATATGCTTCGACGGTTTAAAGAAGCAATGAAAGAGGAACGTGAAAGTGAAGCTGATAAATGATAAAGAGAACCCAGATCTTGTTGGGACTGTGGAAACTAAGGATGAATTTGTCCACATTAGTAAGATAGTTAATAACCTTAATCAAGATTTGATTGATAGTGGATTTGAGAAGTATCAATACAAAGCTGAGAAGAGAGGTAATAAGGCTTACATAAGAAGAATCTAAGGAGCCTCCGGCTCCTTTTTTTATTATAAATAGTAGAAACTATTAGGTGTAAAAATGATTCGACTAGATCAATATCTTAAAGAAAGTACAGACATGGATAAGTTACTTAGCCATCTTAAAAAGATTGGTTATAATAAATTTCAGACACCCACCAGAAAAAAAGTACTTGTTTACGTTCCTAAATCAGATAGAATGTCAGCTATGGCAAACTTAGAAAAAAAACTAGGTGGGTTTGTGGATAAAAGTCCTGAGGTCATGAGAGCTATATCCTCCATGGGTGGAATAAGATTTGATAAAGGTCCTTACAAAGATATATTAGTTGGTGTAAAACCAGACCAATCAAAAGGATTAACAACCGATGAGCAAGAAACCTTAGCAGGTCTTTTCATAGTCACTAAGTTAGGTAATCCTAATACAGATTTTTCAGAAGAGGATTTAACAAAATTTGGAGAGAGTGTTACTTTTTCAAAACACAAAGCTTCTGCATTGTTACAAAAAGCAAGTCCTGGTTGGGTGAGTAGTTCTACTGTGATTGCTGAAAAACTATATCCTATGCTCAAGAGCTCAAAGCTACAAGTTCACCAAAGATCTGGAAGCAAGTTTGAGCGGGCTATTTCTACAAGAGCCAAACAACTTATAAAAGAATCTGGTCATGTGATGGGTTTAGATAAATGGAATCCAGCAGACATTTGGTTAGTAAAACCTTCTTTTGCTAATACTAATTTCAATCAATTTAAAAGTATATTAGATCTCAATGAATGGATCGCAGAAAACTTTAGAAAGAAAACCGTGATGGGGGTTTCTTTAAAACAAGTTGGAAGGACTGCTAAGACAGAAATATATAATGATGGTCAGAAAACTGATATATTTTATTTGAGATTTGATACTGGCAAAACAGGATTCGAGAAAGCTATTAACGCTACAGTTCACTTTAAAGGTGATAGCACAGGATCGTTTGTGCTAAGATCATTTGGAAGACCAGAAAGTATTAGTGCAGAAATAAACGGCGCGCTAGCTCAAGGTGGTAAAGTTGGTTCAGGTCCATTGTTTAATATTGTTAGAAGATTTGACAGAAGATTTAATCCAATGACTCATCAACAGATATCTGCATTGTATAAAAGTAAACCATCCCAAGTTTATGAAATGTTATATGATAGAATGAAAAGATTAGAACCACAACAAGCTAAAAGATTTAATGCAGTAACTCTTGGTAAAGCAATAGAATCCAAACCAAATGCTCTGACTTATGTAATATCTAAATTACAATCTTCTGATGTGGTTACAGCTATTTCAAAACTGACTAAGAAGAAAAGGGATGAAATACTCGCTGCTGTTATATCTTATGCAGCATCTTCAACAGAAATAAGTTCTATGTTTTTAAAGGTAAGCTAATGCGTTTTGCTGAATATATAACCGAAGAAAAAAATACTCATATGACACACATAGAGGATAAAGTTATCTATGGTGGAGTCAATGGAACCCGTCAAGCTATACTGGCTCTCAGAGAGCTAAGAGATATGTTGAGAGGAGAACACGATGGTAGTGTATCTGTTAAGTGGGATGGCGCTCCTGCTATCTTTGCTGGCATTGATCCATCTGATGGAAAGTTCTTTGTCGCTAAAAAAGGAATATTCAATAAGAATCCAAAAGTATATAAAACTCCCGCTGACGTGGATGCTGATACTTCAGGCGATCTGGCTGATAAGCTTCGCACCGCACTAAAGCTTCTTCCTGCATTAGGAATCAAAGATGTTGTACAAGGAGACTTTCTTTATGGACCTGGTGATGTCAAAAAGAAAAAAATAAATGGAGAAGAATATCTTACATTTCATCCTAACACTATCGTTTATGCGGTGCCAAGCAAGTCGCCTGGAGCTGCAGCTATTAAGAAATCAAAAATTGGAATTGTCTGGCATACAACCTATAAAGGTAACACCTTCCCTTCTATGCGAGCTTCATACGGAGTTGACGTTTCCAAGTTCAAGTCAACCAGAGCTGTGTGGTCGCAAGACGCAATGCTCAGGGATCTAACAAATGTAACTATGTCAAAAAGTGATACGGAGAAAGTCAATGAATATCTTTCGCAAGCTGGTAAACTATTTAACCAAATCTCAGGATCAACACTCAGGACGCTCGAGAAATCGGATGAGCTATCGCGCCTCATTGAAACATTCAATAATACCTATGTCCGAAAAGGACAAGTTGTTGGAGACACAGGACGACACGTATCCCAGCTCATACGTTGGATTAAACTACGATACGCAAAAGAGATATCCTCGCGTAAGTCGGAACGAGGGAAGAAAGCTCAGCAGCAGCGGTTAGATAATATACTAGAATTCTTTTCTACAAGTAATAAAGTAGGATTAAAAAAGATATTTGACTTACAAAAACTTATTGTATTGGCCAAACTAAAACTTATAAATACTCTTAATAAACTGAGTAAAGTAAAGACTTTTGTCAGAACTGGTAATGGATACAAAGTAACTGGAGAAGAAGGTTACGTTGCTATTGACAAACTTGGTGGTGATGCAGTGAAAATTGTTGATCGTATGGAATTTTCATATAACAACTTTTCACCCGATATATTAAAAGGATGGGATAAACCGGGAAGAAACTAATGGCTAAGAAATTAAGCTTCAAAGACTATTTGACTGTTGACTATGCTCCAGGAGAACCTGAGCAAACTAAACTCAACGCTAAGAAACGTAAGAAAGATTCAGGAGAAGCTACTACTGAATCTACTGTAGACGAAGCACTTACACTTCAGCAGAGACAAAAACGTTCTCGTCAAATGCGTAAATACAAATCCCGTATGAAGATTGGTAGAGAACGTGCAGCACGTAAGATGGCTGATCCTAAGAGGCTCAAGAAACGTGCACGTAAACAAGCCCGAAATATGTTAGCTAAAAAATTAGCCAAGGCTAATTATAGCGAGTTGTCCTTTTCCAGAAAGCAAGAAATAGAAAAAAGATTAGATAGAATGAAACCTCGTGTGGATAGGATCGCAAAAAAACTGCTTCCTAAAATGCGGAAATTGGAACAAGAACGTAGACGAGGAAACAAGTCTGCAAAGCTGGATAGAACAACAACAAAAAATGATTAACTCATTCTCACAATACCTTGTTGAAGAGGAACGCGCAGTTTATTTTACGTTCGGTAGAATGAACCCGCCTACTATTGGTCATGGAAAATTATTGGATAGTCTTGCCACTAAGTCAGGACGTAATCCATATAAGGTATTCTTATCCCAATCAACTGACAATAAAAAAAATCCTTTAGCTTACCCTGATAAAGTAAAGCATGTGAGGAAGATGTTCCCTAAGCATGCTCGTTCTGTTATGATAAACAAAAAAGTCAAGACAGCGATGGACGCTATAGTTACATTATATGATGAAGGATTCAGACGAGTTGTAATGATTGTTGGTCAAGATAGAGTTAGAGAGTTTGATGTTCTTATCAACAAATACAATGGTAAAAAATCTCGTCATGGTTTTTATAACTTTGAATCAATTAAAGTAGTATCAGCTGGGCAAAGAGATCCTGACTCTGAAGGAGCGGATGGAGCATCAGCTACTAAACAAAGACAAGCCGCAAAAGAAAATGACTTTACTACATTTGGTCAAGGTCTTCCTAACACAATGTCTAATGCCAATGCAAAAAGATTGTACAATGATGTTAGAAAAGGTATGGGTCTTAAAGAAGCTACTGATTTTAAGAATCACGTTCAACTTAAACCAGTTTCTCAATTGAGAGAAAAATATGTGAACGAAGGTATATTTCAAACAGGTGACAAAGTTCATATAGTTAAAAAAGATGTGATAGGTAGCATTAAACATCTTGGTGCAAACTATGTAATAGTTGAAGCTAACAATCAAACCTGGAGATGTTGGTTAACAGATGTTACTAAACTACAAGAAAAAACAGATAGATTTTACAAAGATCAACCTGAAGAAGGCACTCCAGAAGCAACTAAAAAAGCCAAAAAGATGACACCAGGAGAAGATATGAAAAACGAATCATTGTGGGCAAACATTCATGCTAAACGTGCTCGTGGAGAAAAGATGAGAAAGAAAGGTGCAAAAGGCGCTCCTACTCCTGATCAAATTAAGAGAGCTCAGTCTGCATCAGAAGCTACAGTATCTCAAGATTCAGACATAGCTGATCGTAAAGGAACACAACCAGCCAAGTATCATAAAGGCCTAAAAAAAGCAACAAAGATTGCAAGAGACAGACAATTTAAGAAACAATCTAAGATGTCAGATAGTAATCCAGCTGCATACAAACCAGCTCCAGGTGACTCAGGAGCAAAAACTAAACCATCCAAGTACACAAAGTTTGTAAAAAGATTAATGGGTGAAAGTTACTCTAATTGGACACATTCTGAACCAGTTGAGTATGCAAAACATTTAGAAAAAACACTTGGTAAACCTGATGAGATGACAGATAGTCAACTGTGTTGGTTTGCAAAGGATGGATTCAAAAGAATAGTAATTAAAGACGAATATATTTTACATGGATCTCCAGCACCTCACTATGACTTTATCTATTGTTATATTGATCTCAAAGTACCAGAAAAGTTTGGAAATGTGTTAGCTGAGTCAAGTGGTAGTATAATGGTTGATTATCTAAAAGGTGAAGTAGGAGCACGATGTGGTTCTATAACAGCTAATGCTACCACACTAAACTATGTATTAGATGTTGTAGCTGGAAGAGTAACTCCATCTAAGAAAGAATATGAAAAACGTATTTTAGGAATGAAAGATATGTTTGAAAAAGGTCAAAAGTATACAACAGACTGGTGGCCTGATGAATCTGGAGATGCAGATCCTAAAAACAAATACTATGCTGAAGGTAACCATTTAAACGTCTGTGGTTGTTCTTTACACGAAAAGAAAAACCAGACCGCGGCTAAAGATAGAATATCTAGAGAAAAAGAATTAGATAAAGCAAAGCATGATCGTATGATGGATAGAGCTCGTTTGAGAGATACTAGAGCTAAGAACATGCAAACAGAATCAAGCTTTGCAGATAAGTCAAAGGCATCAGGCATATCAACAGGTACATTGAAGAAAGTGTATCAAAGAGGAGTAGCAGCTTGGAAGACTGGTCATAGACCAGGAACAACTTCATCTCAGTGGGGTCATGCAAGAGTAAATGCATTCATAGCAAAAAAGAAAAAAGGTAATTTAAATCACGACAAAGATTTAGCTTAGGAGATAACAATGTCAATTAATCAAGATCCAGATAGTTTAGATAATAGAAGATTAGCTGCTATTGCTAGCAATCCAAAGCACCCTTTGCATACCCATGCAAAGTCTATAATGGATAGGCGTAGAACTGCTCAGCAAGAGCATACAGAACATATGGGTGAAGGCGCTATGAAACGTATGGCAACCGCTGAAACTGAACCTAAGCCAGCAAAGAAAAAAGGTATGGAAACATACAAGAAGATGAAAAAGAAAATGGACGAAGCAGTGCTTTCTCGTAAGCAAATAGCTCGTGCAGCAGCTATCGGTTCAGCTAAAGCTAAACCTAAAGACCAGGTTTCAGTTGCTAAAGCTCCTTGGGAAAAAGATAAAAAAGCGGTAAAGGAATACGGTGGCCCCCCCATATCTCGAGAAAAATATCTTAAACAAAAACCCATGGGTGAAAAACATCTTACTTCTAATGAAAAAAAGAAGAGAGAAGAAATAGCTCAAGCGATGAAACGTGACAATCCCGATATGCCTATGGCCAAGAAGATGGCTATTGCAACTGCGGCTGCCAAGAAAGTAGCAGAAGAAGTTGAATATCCACATCCAATGTACGATCCCAAGACTGGTAAAAAGGTAATGGCTAAGTCACCAGCAGATCATAATAAGTATGATAAGATGGGATACACTCACGATAAACCAGATATGAATGAACTATCAATGAGTATGAAAGATATTTCTAAAACTGGTCTAAACAAAAAAGCGAGTTCAGTTGACAAAGACAAACTTAAAAAAGATCTGGAAAGATTGAAAAAAGGTGTTAACGAAGTCTCTTCAAATACTTTAGGCAACTATATGAGAAAATCTGCCGCTGCGGCTGGAAAGCCTGGAGCCAGTGCTCGTACACAAGATAAACGAATCGGTGGCCAGAAGATGGCTGATGATAAAATTCGTAAGAAAATGGGACAAAGTTCTTCTGCAAAAGTATCTGCAGGTATGAATGAAGATGATGCTGGTGCAAGAATGTATAAAGATAATCCAGACATGATGAAGCAACAAGGCCCTGGTGGATTTAAGAGTTTGGCTCCTAAGGCAAAAAAAGCAATAAAGAAAAGAATGAAAACAATGACATCTACTCAGAACTCTTTAGCTGCCATTAGTAAACGTGCTAATGAAAATGTCGAAGAAGGTAGTGCAAGAGATAGATTGATGGCTATTGTAAATAAAGCTGGAAACAGAACAATGGCTGATCGTGAAGCTGATGCTAAGAAAGCAACAGAAAAGCGCAAAGCAGCTGAGAAAGATCTTGCAGATTATAGAAAGAAAAATATAGGAATGTCATGATAAGGTTTACTGCATTTTTAGAAGATATGTCTGGTATGTCAGTCGGATCTGGTCACAAAAGATCAGTGGACAAAGGCGCAGGTATGACTCAAAAAGGTGTAGCGGCATATCGTAGACGTAATCCAGGAAGTAAGTTACAAACAGCTGTTACTACTAAGCCAAGTAAATTGAAGCCGGGAAGCAAAGCAGCAAACCGAAGGAAGGCCTTTTGTTCTCGTTCAAAAAGTTGGACAGGAGAAAGAGGCAAAGCAGCTCGTAGACGTTGGAATTGTTAAACTATGAAACCATCTCTAACACCGGAAATAAGTATGACAACAGCAGCACGACTTGACAGAATTGAGGAAAAGCTGGATAATCTTACCGATGCTATGATCTCTTTAGCTCGCGCTGAAGAGAAGATTGTTACTATAAAAGAGGCCCAGGATAATGGCTGGGAACGTATGAATCATTTCAGCAAAAAGCTTGATAGCATAGAAGATCAAGTAAGAGATAATGCAAATACAGTAAGTATTATAAATAAACTATTCTGGGTAGCTGTGGTGGCTATCGCTGGATCAATCGCAGCCCAAATGTGGATGTAAGGAGTACACACAATGAGCAAATGGATAAAGAAATTATCTGAGGCATATGCCGAAGTTAATGAAAAGAAACACATGGATCCTGTCGATCATAGTGCGCTGAAAGGTTCACATAAAGATCGCAAGGATAAAGATATTGACAATGATGGAGATGTAGATAAGTCTGATGAATATCTACACAAGCGCCGCAAGACTGTCAAAAAAGCTATGGCCAAAGAAGGCGACATAGAAATGAATCCTAAGAAAAAGGACGATAGAAAATCTATGTCTGATACAATGGAAAATGTATTGCCTCCAGTATATGCTAGAATCTTAGAGAACCGTGACAAGCATATGAAAGGTGCAACGCCACCTGAAGGTATGCATGATAAGTCTAAGTCTTCTAAAGGTGCAATGGATATGTTAAACACACCTAAAGAGATTGTAGATAATCCTGAATCAGAAAAGCTTAAGGATCCTTCAAAAAAAGCTCCTTTGAGAAAAGGTGATAATGCACAGAAAGATTCTATGCAGGCTCCAAAGGATACTACAAAAGCTGCCTAAATAAGGTTAAACAGCCTTATTGGGATTAATATGAAAATTGAATTAACTGATGAAAATCTCTTCTTATATGCAGCTAGATATTATTACAATCCAAAGTACATTGATGCTGAGGAGTTTGAAGAAGATCTAAAAAGATTTAAGTATATAAAAAGATTATTGAATAGATATATGGAATCTGGTAGAATATCAGAAAGACTAATACTAAATCATGTTATAGTTTTATTTAATGTTTTTGGAACAGAACCGACATTAAATATGTTAAAGCTAAAACTAGATAAAAAGCATTGGCCAATGATAAAACCTTTTCTAATATATTTAAAATATATTCATAATGATGAGTTTACAAACATCGCGATGGATCCAAACATAGTAGAGGCACTAAGGAAAATATAATGGGAATACTTAAACGAGCTGGTGATCTAGTTTATACATTTAGGTTCCTCAAGTTGTTGACAACCAACTTTGAGGATACAAGTGCGTTTAAGTTGGGCCTTATAGACGCTAAGGGTAAGAGATTACAAAAACCAGATACAGCCGAGGAACGCAATGCGTACACTCCTTTCCATCGGCTGGTCTTCAATATTAAGAAGCTTATCCCTGGCGGCAAGATTGGTTCGTATGCCTCTGCATTATATTTAATTAAAGAACAATTTACAATATCTGAAAACAAAATAGTAGAAGGGTTGAATAAGTTAGGTGTTGACCATTTGGACTTATTGGTTGAAGATAGTAAATGGTTCGTACTGGAAGATGGAAGATTATCTCCTGGTGACTATAAATTAATGAATGACAAAGTACTTAATTCTACTTGTGAAGATATTGTAAGGAAAAGAGATTTTATTAGTGTAGATAAAAAATGTTATCCGGTTGGTGATATTTTTGGTCTATCCATATATGAAGTTACACACAAAAGAACTAACCAAAAAGTTTACGCAACAGCTGGAGAACTTATGATATGAAGACTTCAGATTTGATAAAGAAGAGTCATTCTAAAAGAGGAAAGCCAGGAACATTAAAGGCTAAAGTAAAAGGAAAGATGACAGTAGCAAAAGCTAGAGCATTAAAAAGTAAACCAGGAGCTACTACATTGGATAAAAAGCAAGCAAACTTTTTTATCAACATGCATGATCACGTAGACTGTGGTACCCCGGACTGTTGTGGTGAATGTGAAACTGCTGATATAACTGAAGAGGCTATGACAGCTGCCGATGCTGGAATACCTCAAGATACAAAGAACATGGGACCAAGGTTACCAAAGAATATTTTAAGAAGGCGAACTGGCGTGCCAATAAATGTCACCGATCGTCGTAGGAAAAAAAATAAGCAACCTGTCTTATTGAAAAGATTTAGGAGTCATATGGATGGCTAAAGTATATTTATTTTTATTAATTGTTGGATTATTTGGTGGAGTAGGGTATGCTGGATATTCATACTACAAATGGTCAGAAGAAACAATTGGTACTCTTAGAGAGAATAATGTAAAATTAAAATCAGCTACAGAGACATTACAAAACACAGTTGAATCAATGCAAGCTGATATGAAAAAAGCTGAGGAGCTTAACCAAAACCTGACTAAACGACTACAACAGTCAAACATTCATTTGGATAAACTACGAAACACATTTGCAAAGATTGATTTGACTATGGAAGCATTAACTAATGCTAATGGACTTGAAGAAAGGGTAGACAATGCAGTTTCTAAACTCATTAACCAGATTGAACTTGAAACTACTCCTCCTAGTGATGACAGCAATGTTACTGACGGGGTGTCTGAGGACTCCGGAAGCTGAAGTAGTAGTACAAACAGAATACCAAAAACAGAATATACCTATCCAGGAAAGACCTAAGAAAGTAGTCTATCCTCCTGTCGACTGGTATGTTGTAACTAACGATAACTTAGAAGAGTTTATGGAGAGATTAGACAATGATACTGGCAACAGTGTATTTTTTGCTATCACTCCAAAGGGCTATGAGAACCTAGCACTCGGTATTGGAGACTTACGGAGATACATAAAAGACTCTCAAGCTATCATAGGTTACTATGAAGAAGCATTAACTAAATAAAAAAAATATTTTTATGTCTAATGCGGGATTTCCCGGTTTCCCATATTTGAGAAATCCTATATAATCCTATCCAAAAAGAAAAGAAACGTACATGTATGGTAATACGACTATGCATGCCCATAGATATTGTAAAAAGAGGTAATATATGCTAAAAGTAATCCCAAATAGAAAAGACACAGATTTAAGATCATTAATGTCAGAGACTAAATTTTATGAAGGGTATTCTCGTTGGGATGAAAGTAAGGAAAGATATGAGAACTGGGAAGAGTCTGTATCAAGAGTTATGGATATGCATAGAGAATATTACTCAAAGAAAATGACACCTGAGCTATCTCTGTTAATAGATGAAGCAGAATCATTATATAAACTAAAGTATGCACTAGGTGCTCAAAGAGCATTACAGTTTGGTGGAGAGCAACTACGTAAACACCAGATGAGAATGTACAACTGCACATCAACCTATGCTGATAGACCAAGGTTCTTCTCAGAACTCTTCTACGTGCTTCTCTGCGGCGCTGGAGCGGGGTTCTCAGTGCAAGAACATCATACAGATAAACTCCCAGATATCTCAGATAGAAAGAAGCAAGCTAAAGGTTGGGTTGTAGAAGATTCAGTTGAAGGCTGGGCAGATGCATTAGGGGCATTAATGTCATCATACTTTGTTGGTGGTGGACAGTTTCCTGAAATGGAAGGACGTAAAATATATTTTGATCTTAATAATGTACGTCCAAAAGGAGCAATGATTTCGGGTGGGTTCAAAGCACCAGGCCCAGAGCCATTAAGAAAGTCCTTAGATAAAATTGAACATCTTATTCAATCCAGAGTTCTCCATGGCCATTCTCGTTTGAGAGCTATTGATGTGTACGATATTGCTATGCATGCATCAGATGCTGTTCTTGCTGGTGGAGTTCGTCGCTCTGCAACCATTTGTCTGTTTTCACCCGAAGATGAAGAAATGATAAATGCCAAAACAGGAAATTGGTTTATTGATAATCCACAGCGTGGTCGTTCTAACAACTCTGCTGTAATGGTACGAGATGAGATTACAAAAGAACAATTCAAGAAGATTATGGGATCAATAAAAGAATTTGGAGAACCAGGTTTTTACTTTGTTGAAGATAAAGACTTCACAACTAACCCTTGTGTTGAGATTGGAATGTATCCACAGATAAACGGTAAGTCAGGATGGCAAGGTTGTAACCTTACAGAGATCAATGGTGGTAAGTGTACATCATCTGCAGAGTTCTTCAAAGCATGCAGAGCAGCTTCTATCATGGGAACACTACAAGCAGGTTACACAGACTTTAGATATCTCGATAAGAACACCAAGAAAATATTTGAAAGAGAAGCTTTATTAGGAGTTTCCATAACAGGCTGGATGAATAATCCAGATGTGTTATTCAATAAAGAAATTCAAATTGAAGGGGCAGAGATTGTCAAACAAGTTAACAGAGAAGTTGCAGGACTTATCGGAATCAATCCAGCAGCTAGAACGACGTGTGTCAAGCCATCAGGTAACGCTTCAGTTCTTTTACAGACTGCTAGCGGTATCCATGCTGAGCATTCTCCTCGCTATCTTCGTCATATTCAGTTAAACAAAGATACAGAAGTGGCACAGCTTATTGCTGAGTCCAATCCATACATGGTGGAAGAATCAGTATGGTCAGCTAACGGTACAGATTATTGTGTAGCCTTTCCAATTATTTCACCCGATAGTTCTTTATTCAGAGAAGAGACTTATGGTATAGATCTTTTGGAAAAAGTTAGTTTAGTTCAGAACAACTGGGTCGAGGCTGGAACTAATCCTGAGCTTTGCGCTAATCCAGATATTCGTCATAACGTGTCAAACACAGTAACAGTATTACCACATATGTGGACTGAAGTAGAGGATTATGTATATGAAAATCGTCATTCTTTTGCAGGTATTTCATTCCTTGCTGGGAGCGGAGACAAAGACTTTGCCCAGGCACCAAACACAGAAGTACTATCTGAAGAAGAGATAGTTACTAAGTATGGCAAAGCTGCATTATTTGCATCTGGTTTGATAGTAGATACTCGTAAGTCTGGCTTTAGAGATTTGTGGGATGCAACTATGCAAGCACAAATGCCAGATGAATATCGAGGCGAAGTGTCTGATTTAAACAAAGAATGGATCAGACGTTTTAACAAGTTTGCAGACAACTACTTTGAAGGTGAATTAAAACAAACAGAGTACTGTCTCAAAGATGTATTTTTACTACATAAATGGGAAAAGATACAACAGAACATAGTAGCGGTAGATTTTATATCTCAGTTGAACCAAAAAGAGTTTACTGATATTGATACAATGGGTGCAGTAGCCTGTCAAGGTGGAGCGTGTGAAATCACTTTTTGATTGGTACAAGTTTTTAAGGTCTAAAGGATATGGAGTGAGAAAAAGTTTTGAATCAGCACTCTATAATTATAAAACGTGGGATCCTGAAGGCACCTGGCCATATGGAATGAAACTCAAGGAGAAGAAATGGAAAAAGAATATTGGGCAGAGTGTCCAGCCTGTGATACAGAAACTCAAGTGATGGTGATCAACGAAGAGTATGAGCAACCTAGATATTGCCCTATGTGTGGATTACCTTGTGAGTTTGAAGAGCTTGAAGAAGACAAAGATGATGGGGATACAATAGACATATAAGTAACTATATGTGGTTTTATAATGATAAAGAATTTAATCAAACTCCTGAAGAGTATCAGGGGTTCGTCTATCAGATAACTGAGTTAGACACAAACAAAAAATATATTGGTAAGAAGTTCTTCTGGAAACCAAAAATACTTCCTAAAACAAAAACACGTAAGAGACGTAGCAGAACCCGCGTAGAGAGTGATTGGCGTAAGTACTATGGCTCTTCTACAGATGTTCAGATGTTAGTTGAGCAAAAAGGTGTTGACAACTTCCATAGAGATATATTAAAATTATGTAAGACAAAAGGTGAGTGCTCATACTATGAAGCCAAGTTACAATTTGAACATGATGTCTTACT